GACCGAGACGATTCCGTTGAGACGAATGTGAGAAGCGATTCGCAGAATGTGAAGGCCATCGCTTACTCAATCCTCGTGAAGCTGAATGAGTACGCAGCAGCGCATCCAGAACGCTAGGAGAACGACCACGGTTGCGCACGTTCGGTGACTCGTTCAAGACTGGAAAGGATCTGATGATGCTCCCTACTAGCTTTGCCACGGCCGCCGCCTATCTCGATTACGGCCGGGATCCCGATCGTCGGCCGTTGCCCGGACGGTGGACCCGCCTGCTACGCCGTCCGGACGGGTCGATCGCCGTCTGCTATCACTCGACGGATGTCGTGACGTATCACCCGGACGGCCGGACGGTACTCGACTCCGGTGGGTGGCGTACCTACACGACGAAGGATCGGATCAATGCCTACACGTCGGGCGCGCATTATCTGCATCAGCTCGACGGGATCTGGTATCTCGGCGACGGGTGGCCTAGCGCCTTCGAGGACGGGATCACCATTCACCCGGACGGATCCCGCACTTGGCCCGCGCCGATCGCGGGCGCCCTGAACCGCACCCGGCTGGATGATCGGATCGTCGCCTACGCGCGGGCGTTCGGCCGGGCCGTTGATGCAGGCACGATCGGACTCCCGGACGGAGGCGATTGCTGGGGGTGTCTGTTCGGCACGGATGCAGATCCGGATCTGCATCCGCTCGGGACCGATCATCTGCTTGAGCATTTCGGCGGGACGGTGGATCAACCGGATCCGTACTTCGTGCCGTCACTCCTGTTCCGGGCGTTCGGCCAGCATGGGAGTCCGGCCTACTGCCTGCAAACGTGTCTCGATCGCCGAGATGGGCGCTGGGCGTCTCTGACACTTCGGCGCTATCTCCGGCGGATGCTTTTGACGCCCGCCGTCACGGTTGCGCACTAGGAGAACGACCACGAAACCCTGTCAGACGTGCGGCAAACCTGACGGGAGCAATTCGTCCTGTCCAGCGTGTGCTGGAGAGCCTGTGCGGAAGCCCGTCTCAGCGGAGAAGGACGCGGAGCTTGACACGCTTAAGCACCTTCTAGTGAACTTAGTTGGGGTGTCTTTCGTCCTTGTGTTAATCGCAATCTATCTCGCGCTGCTCCACACGGCCCTGACGCGAGAAAGTTGGTGGTGGGGCGCCGCAACGGCAGCGTACGTCGCGGTGTTTATCGCTGGGTTCATGACCCTGCTACAGAAAGACACCCCATAAGGCCCACCGATAGAAAATGGCTGAAAAACGGTAGAGAACGGGGAACTGAATGAGTCGAGCGATCGTGTTAGGCGCGGGGTTTGTCGGAGGGCTGCTGCTGGCCGCGCTGCTGGCGTGGGGCACTCCCTCGGTGGGGGCGCAGAGTGGTATCGCCGTGTATGAAAATACGTCCCTCTGTTTCTACGTGTCGTTGGCGGGGGGGTTGGTGGTGGTGGCGAAAATCCGGGCGCCGACGCCGGAGGTGAGTCAAGTTTCGCCGGCCCCACTACCGCCGCTCTTGAAGTGTCAGCGGCCGTGGCCGGCGCGGTAGGAAGGGGAGAGGGCTGGATGCCATACAAGTCGAAAGCGCAGCGGCAGTGGGCGCACACGCCCGCCGGGAAGAAGGCGCTCGGTGGGGCGAAGGCGGTCAAGGAGTGGGACCGGGCAACCAAGGGCAAGGCGTTGCCCGCCCGTGCGGGGAAGAAGCGCGCGTGAGACGGACGGACGCGATCCTCGAGGCGGTCAAGACGATCCTCGAAGCCCGCCGCGCGGAGATTGACGCCGCGGAGGACTTGCGGGCGCTGACGTTGGAGGTCAAGCTTCGCCCGCGCTCGGCGACGGTGCGCGCGGTGATCGCGCAGTTGGAGCACGAGACGGCGTTTGTCAAGACACACGCCGAGAAATAGCGTAGAATAGGAATAGGCACAACGTCACGCGCTGTCGTCGGCGCAGGGGTGGAGCCGGCATCTAGCCCTCTTTCAAGCGAGGGGGGGCGAGGTGCCGGCTTTTCGCGTGTACGGGGAGCGAGACAATGAGTCAGGACTGGACAACGGCAAACGAGATCGGCTATCTCCGCACGCTCGGCAACAAAACGCTCGGCGGCAAAGACCCGTGGCTGCGCGCGACGTTGCTGCGGAACTATCTCACGGCGAATCGTCACCGCAAGGACTGGGATCGCATCGACCGTCGGCGCGCACAAGTGGCCGCGCTCTCGATGCTGGTCGAGGTGGAGCAGAGCCGCGGGGTGCGCTGACGTGAGTCTGCTGATTCCGTTGGCGCTCGGTTGCGTGGTGGGCGGCTTCGGCGCGGGCCTGGCGCTCGCGGCAGCGGTGATCGAGGCGTTCCCGAGACGCGAGGGCGTGGTGATGCTGGTCGGAAGTCTCGTGCTGCTGGCGGCGCTGGTCTGGATGTTCGGGTGAGCAGGCCGACACAAAATGGCTGAAAAATCGGACGGGCGGTTTACGAAGGGCAACCGCCGCGGCGGGCGACCGAAAGGTACGCCAAACAAGGTGACGGCGGAAGTGCGGCAACTCGCGCAGAGCCTCTTTGACGCCGCGTATTGGAAAAAGACGAAGGCGCGTCTTGCGGCCAACACGATCGCCCCGGCGGTGCACGCGAGACTGCTCGCCTACGCCTACGGCGAGCCAAAGCAGGAACTCAAGCACAGCGGCAAGGTGGAGATCGGGAGGATCGTTGACGAGCTCCACCCCTGACGCGCCAGTCGGCGAGAACCGCATGATCTGGCGTGGCAAGCAGGTCACGGCGATTCAGGACGAGACGCGCGAGCTGGACGTGGAAGGGGCGCTCAGGGCGAGCAAGACCACGCTCTGTCTCCGCAAGGAACTCAAGGCGGCTGTTCGGGAGCCTGGGATCATCATCCTCCTCGCCCGCTGGACCGACGACGCTACCCACGGCATTCTCAAACCGGTCTGGCGCAAACTCTGCGACGAGGCGGGACTGGACCTCACCTGGAACGGTCAGGAGCAGTATGACGAGCTCTCGAACGGGTCGCGGGTGTATGTGCGCGGCCTGAAGAGTCAAGACCAGACGTCGCGCTACTCAAAATTTCGAGGACTCACCCTGGCGCGTATCTACGTCGATCAGGCGGAGGAGATCCCGAAGGACATCTACCTTGAGTTGGCGGCGCGGTTGTCCCAGAAAGGCTACCGCCACCAGATCACCATCAGCCCGAACGCGGTTGAGGAGAACCACTGGATCGCACACGAGTTTCCGACGGACAACTCGACGCCCTCGCGGTCGTATGTCAGCCTCTCCGTCCACGACAACGCCCACAACCTGCCGTCAGAAGTCATTCCCAACTTGGAGCGGTTGTATCCGCCCTCGCATCCCAAGCACCGCACGATGGTTCTGGGGCTCCGGGGCATGAATGTCATCGGGGAGCCGGTGTATGGCGGCGCGTTCGCCAGGGCGCAGCATGAGGTGGCGTGCGACTACGACCCCGAGTTGCCGCTGGACGAGGCGATCGACTTCGGCAAGCACCATCCCTGTGTGGTGTGGCGTCAAACGTCGCCGTTCGGGCAGGTACGCTACCTCGGGGGCATTCTCGGCCAGGGCATGTACCTGGAGGACTTTTTGCCGGTCATCCTCAGTTGGCGGGCGCGCTGGTTTCCCCGCCCCTGTGAGGTGCGCTCGTGTTGCGATCCGGCCGGCGGAACGGACACGTCACACGGTATTCGAGACAACGGGGTTGCGATTCTCCGCAAAGCCGGCATCACGCCGACGTGGCGGCCGAATGCGAACGCGCCGGACGTGCGGCTGGCGATGATCGAGCGGACCGCGGGGCTGATGCGCCGACGCTCCGCCAACGGGGATGAGGCGTTCGTGGTGGCGCTAGACGAGCGGTGGTTGCGCGTGTCGCCTGACCAGATCACGGCGGATCGCTTCCTCGCCGACGGGTTCGAGGCCGGCTACGTCTGGGACGAACACATGGTGTCGGTGGGGTCGAAGCAAATGAGGAAGCCGAAGAAGGATGGATGGTTCGAGCATGGGCAGAATTGCAGCGAGTATCTCGAGTTGACGTTCAACTCGGACCCGTTGCCCCCGCCCGAGGCACCGGTGGTGCCCTACCGGCCGACGACGGCGTGGGGATGACGGGAAACCAGGGAGAGAGAGCGATGGTAATGAGGCGAGCAGGGCAGAGTGGAAGTGTGGACAGCGCGACGAGAGCGCGCCGGCGCGGCCAGCGGTCGAACAGGGACGTTGAATCGTACAGCGCCGCGGCCCGGCGGCGGCTCATGGCGGCGGCGCGCCAGCGACACGAATACGAGCAGGATCAAGTTGCCAGAACCAGGGACGTTGAATCGTACAGCGCCGCGAACCAGGAGCGCGCGAACCGCCTGGCGATGCAGCAGCGCGCGAACCGCCTGGCGAATGAACGTGAGCGATACGAATACGAGCAGGATCAATTCGCGAAACTCAGGGGCATCGAGCAGGCAACTGGACCGATCCGTCGCCCGCACGAACAGCAAACCAAGGCGCTGTACGATTTCTATACCCCGCGGCGATGGTGACGGCGTGGGGCTGATGACCGCCGGCGACAAGATGCTGGTGAGCCTGATCGGGATCGGTGTCGGCTACGGGCTGTTGCTCGTCGCCGTGTGGGTGAAAGCGTGGTGGACGCATGGCCGATGACCTGAAAGAACTTCGCGACCTGTTCGGGGCCGACCGGAAGGAATGGGA